GCGGATTCCGATGCCGTTTTCGGCTGTACCAGATGTTCTGCACCGCTGCTTTTCAAAATTTCTAAATATTCCGCATCCGTCACATCTTCTTCCTGTGCCGTGTTTCGCTCGTCTACATAGACCTCATAGCGGTCAAGATAGGTCGGCTCTGCACTGGAACAGAAGGTGGTTCGCTTTCTGGCATTTCCTTCGCCGCAGCCCAGCACATAGGCGAAGTTTTTCTGCACCGCATCGTCTGCTGCATAGGAGAACGACAGCAGATTGTTGTACGCATCGGAGAATACGATGTGGGGATTGCCGTCCTGCAACAAACTGCGGTCTGTTCCGGAAAACAGGTCGCATTTCAAAGCATTTCCATCCAGCCGCACATTTGCCGAACCGCCGATGGTTTCACAAAGGCTGTACAGCCATTCCAGAATATTGTCATAGCTGACCTGCATGCGTGCGGTGTTCTGCCAGCAGTCACCGGATACTGTTCCCATGGAAAAACCGGGCAGATTGCGGATTCCGGCAGAAATCACATTGCGGGACAGCACCTTGCGGACAATGTCCTCATAGCTGCCGTTTGCAGTGATGGTGGGATAGATGATTCTTCGTTCCAGCAGGCTGGCAAGAAACCGTCCGGTGACTGTCAGGTAATCGCCCTTTTCGGCATCAGTTTCCAATTGCAGGGACTCAATGATGCCGAAGTGCTGTGCATCATCGCTCCTTGCCACAATTCTGCCACGCTGAAAGATGGATACATTCTGGGGACTGGCAGCGATATACACCTCAAAACAGCCGCACTGGTAGAACTCAATGTCCCATAAGAGCGAAGAATAACTGTCGCAGATGGCTTCCAGTGACACAGAAATCTGATCTTTCAAAGCTATCAAGCTGTAAATTTCCAATTGCATTTCTCACACTCCCAGATAAGAATTGCGGTGCATCAAAGTTACACGCAGTTTTTTCACACCACGAACTGCCTCGACCCGAAAGATATTCGTGCCTTCTTTCAAGGTCAGCCAAGTGGAACCGGAAACCAGCCGGTTCAGGATGTTGCTGTCTACGCCATTGCGTGTCAGCGTGACGGTCTTGTTTCCGGTTTTCGTGGTAACTGTAATGACATCACCGGTCAGAATATCGCCTTTGATTTGCAGATACTCGCCGTTTTCGTTGTAGATGGTCGGTGTCACTGCCACCACTTCCTGCGGAATGTCGCTGGGCAATGCCTCAATTCGCAGTGTGAATCCAGTTTCATCGCCATCATTGGTAATAGAAAACAGGTTGCTGTTAGAGTACACACCCAAAGGAAACGGAGCATCGCTCTCCGGAAAGGGAAAGTGAAATGCTCCGATCACACCGCTGTAGTAGGCATAGAAAATATCCCGGCTGTACCAGTAAATGTCCGGACAGAGAATGGAGATCTGACCGCTGATCTGCTGCTCGAAATGCTCCACTTCACAGGTTTCCACATACCCCTCGGCATAGACATCGATGTTCGCCGTCTTGTACCAGATCTTGATGTATCGGGACGGCTTAACCACATGATACAGATGATGCCGCCGTTTCTCGATCCCAATGCCACGCATGGCAAAGGAAATGACTACGTTTCGCTTTTCGATGAAGGCGTTGTTGAGGTAGCTGCCATTCATGCCAGCATAGCTTGAAGTGCTGACTGTTCCGGCAGGCGGATTCAGACCTTCGATTTTGGAGGTCATGTATTGGTTGGCGGTGGTGGACAGGTTCAGCTGTTCGCCAGATTCGTTTTCGAGGATAAGAGTGAAATACACGGGGTACCTCCTTGCTTTTTCTGGTGGGGTGTGGTATAATAGATAAAAATGATAGGGACATTAGCCCTGTAAATCGGAATTTGACGAACCGGTTTAAATTGGGACTTAAGTGAGTAAAAAAAGAATTTGAATAATTAAAAAATCATAATCCAGTAATTTCGATTGGGGAGTATAAATTATGGAGAATGGCAGATTTGTTACATATACAGACAAAGATAAAGATATTGTCAGAAAAGGAATATGTGAAATTGCAAAGGTATTACTTGGCGATGATACCCAAAGAAAACTCAGTATGCTTTTTTGTTTAGATTGGTTTATGGATCCATATTATCAGCAGGATATAAGTGATATTCATGATGATTTAGTGTTATTGTTACAAACAGTGATTACTGAACCAAATGAAGATGATGTAATAGAAGATGCAATAGAATTACTGATGAGCTATGAGTTACCACCATTTCCACTTATTGAAGAAAAGAGAAACAGAATACCACTAAAATTTCAAGATGATATAGCTTATCTGTTAGACCCCAAAAGTTTTGAAGAATAAATCCCGGGTTTACCGCATTGATTAAAACCAAGTTTTCCTTTAAATCACTTACAACTTCCAGTTTTGCAATATTTACACATTCAACGCATTCCGTGTCAACCGATAAATCTCCAACCGTGACAGTGCCTTCGGCGATTGATTCGTCTGATTCACCGTTTTTCGGTTGTCCGTGTTGTAATAATTGTTCACCGTCCCACCGGAACTGTCGGGCAGCATCGCTCTGGAGATTCCATGCAAGCTGTAATTCAAATCAGAATCCATGGTCAGCTGCATGGCTTTCGCCACACCGCCCACTGCTTTTTCCACATACTTCTTGCTTTTGTCGATGCCGTCTGCCAGCCCTTTCATAAAGTCTGGCATCCAACTCTCGTAGTCTGTCAGCGGTCCTTTGTCCGGAACCGAGAAGTGCAGGAAATCCCGAATGGTATCGGCAACATTGGTGACGCAGTCCGCCAGCCAGCCGATGGCACTCTGAATGCCGTCAATGATTCCCTGAATGATGTCCCGTCCCCAATTCCAGGCATCCGAAGCCAGTCCCTTGATATATCCCACAGCGGCATCGAATCCATTCTGAATGCTGGATTTGATGCCGCTGATTTTGTCGGAAACTGCAGAACGAATGTTGTCCCAGATGCTGGACACCGTAGAAGAAATGCTCTGCATCACGTTGGAAATGGTGCTTTTGATACTGTTCCAGATGTTAGATACCACCGACCGAATGGCGTTTAGAACATTAGAAACCGCAGAACTGATCTGATTCCAGATAGAGGATACCACAGAAAAAATGGCATTCATCACACTGGAGATCGTACCGGAGATGCTGTTCCAGATGGAAGAAACCACATTCCAGATTGCTGACAAAACAGAAGAAATGAAACCTGATACCGCATTCCAGATGGTCGTTACCGTATCTTGAATGGTATCCAAAACCGTGGAAATTGTAGTAGAAATGGCATTCCAGATGGTTTCAAATGTCGTTCGGATACCTTCTAAAATCGGCGTTAAAAATGCCACGATTGCATTCCAAATGGCACTGATCTTCTCCGAGATCCAGTCCATCACTCTGCCCACAATGATTTGGATGGCTTCAAAAATCGTCTGAAACAGATAGCCGAATGCCGTGATCAGCGGTTCTAAGGTGGTGTAAATGGCATTCCAAACGGTCGTAATGACGTTATGAATTGCCTGAAAAACCGTAGAAACCACGTTGTAAATGGCATTGAAAATCGTGCTGAAAAAGTTGTAGATTGCCGTAAAAATGGTGGTGAAGAAGTCCCGAATCGCTGTAAATACAGTCGTTGCCACCGTCTGAATGGCAGTGACAATGGTGGTGAAGGTATTGGAAATGGACGTCCAGGTGTTGACGAAAAAGTCCCGGATTCCGGTAACGATTCCCGTGAAAAAGGAAGCAATGCTGTTCCACGTGTCCACGAAAAATGTTTTGATGGAAGTCCAGACTTCGTTCCAGCTTGTTCCGAACAACCCCAGCACCACATCTGCAACGCCTTTCAGAGTATTCATGATATTGCGGAACGTGTTGACAACGAAATTCCAGATAGACGTAAAAATCCCCTTGATGCCGTCCCAGCACTGCTCCCAGTCACCAGTAAACAGACCGATCAGAGCATCCAGCAGCCCCAGAAGAACACCAGTAAACTCCGAAAAGATGTTGGAGATGTTTTGAAAGACGCCTTCAAAAATAGGAGCCAACAGATTGCACAGCCCGTCCCACGCTGCTTTCAGCACATCGGTGAAACTCTCAAAGTCGAATCCCAGAGCATTTATCCGGTCAGTGATGCCCTGTGTCAATCCGGTAAAGGTGCTTTTGATCTGTTCCCAGATGGCGATGATATTGCTTTTGAATTCGTCATTGGTTTTCCAGAGATGCACAAAGGCAGCTACCAGAGCGGCAACAGCTGCGATGATGGCGAGCAGCGGACCTAATGACACACCCAACGCTCCGGTAATGGCTCCAATGCCACCTTGCACAGTAGAGAAAAGGGCAGGCAGTTTGGACACTGCGGAAAAGACCGTCCCCACGCTGGAAATGGTTTTTCCCAGCACCACCAGCATCGGACCCAGAGCAGCAGCCACCAGTGCAATTTTCACAATGGTTTCTTTGGTCTGCGGATCCAGTTGATTCAGCTTGTCCACCAGTTCC